ATTTAAAGTAGTTGAAGCTATCATTACATCGGATATTTCTGATGTATCTATTGTTGTTACTAACGACCTCCTTGAATTAAACCTTTATGAGTCCTTAGACCAACTATATCTTACAGGTGATGCTACCTTTTTAGATAAACATGGATTTTATTCTACTATACAATTTCAAGGGACTGAGAGAATAAATTTAACTATTCAATCAGGCGACTCTGAACATACAACAAGAGTTTTAAAGAAAACTTTTATAATAGACTCTGTAATAAATAGAATCAAAACAACTAATGGATTGGCCAGTACTTATGTTTTTCATCTTATTGATGAGATAGGTTTTCTTTCTCGAATAAAAAAAATAAGTAAGTCTTTTTCGGGAAGTCTTGAAACTATAACCAAAAAAATAGTACAAGGAGAACTAAAAAGAAAGGTTGATATTTCTTACTCCGGAGCAACATCAGGTAATCAAGAACTAAGTGTTCAGGGAAACAGAAGTTGTATTATTCCTAACATGACTATACTAGAGGCCATACAGTGGTTGTCTCAGAGAATTACTACTAAAAACGGTTCTCCTTATTTCGTTTACTCTACTTTAAAACTTGATGATAAAGCGACGATTGAAGATGATGTAGAGGTAGATTCATCTCTTATAAGGATTGGTAACTTGGATACAATGTTATCAAGAAAAGCTTTTAATAAAACACCATTTATATATAACCCGAACGCTAAATCTCAAAACGATGAGTTAGCGTTTGATAAAATGTTTGTGATAAAGTCTTTAAAATTTGGTAGTTCATCTAATACTTTGAGGATGTTAGAAATTGGTTCTCACTCAAGTGATTATTCAAATACAGATTTAAATACTGGAGAGATACAAAAAACCAAATATAGTTTGAAGCAGCAACTTAAAAAACTTTCAGATGAGTCTATAATAAACTCTAATCAAAACGTTCACAGTTCAAAGTTTATGCTTAAAGACGAGTTTATTGATACTTACTCATCTAAGAAATATCATACCATAACTTCTTCAGGAACACAAGGAAATATAAAGGGTTATAACGAGTCTGGAGAAGGGGATAGTTTGAGGAATAGAATTTCTACCTTCGCTATAAAAAATGCTTTATATAAAAATAGTATAGAGATTGTTGTTGAAGGTATTGGCGTTTTTATATCAGGAACACAGGTTGGCGATATTATAAACGTACTTATAATAGGAGATACTGATGACGATTTTAGTCCAGATAATTTTAAAGACCCTAAGTATACAGGAAATTATTTAATATGGGGATTAAAACACAAATTTAGAAATAACGAACATAGTGTCTTTATGACCTTGTGTAAATTAGAGGCAGAAGAATAATGACCGTTATTAAATCTATCCCTTCAGAATATTATGGCGATAGCACTCGTTGGTTTATTGCTACTGTTGTAAACTCAACTCCTCCAGCAGGATATGAAGGGCGAGTAAAGATACGAATACACGGATTACATAGTGAATCTACTATTGATATTCCAGAAGAACATTTACCTTGGGCTCAATGCCTTCTTCCTACAACAGAAGGTGGGGTTTCGGGTATAGGAAAGATACCGCGAGTTTTACCAAGCGCATTAGTATTCGGAATGTTTATGGACGGAAATCACTCACAGACACCTATAGTACTTGGCTCACTTCCTAAGATAGAAAGACCTTCACAGATACAGATACAAAATAGACAACGTAATACAACAGCAAAAGATAGTGTTATTGCGAGCGCTATTAATATTGCGGACACGTTTACTGAAACTCCTGACGAAGCACTTTTAAAAAATAGAGCAGAATATTCTTTACAATTTTTTCTAAACATAGGATATAGCTATTCTCAATCTATAGGAATAACAGATAATCTTTTTCAAAATGGTATGTATTCAGGTTTTGAAGGAAGTGAAGAACAAGGTACAGTTAATTTTGGTGTTGGAAGATGGGTAGGAGAAAGGTTTAAAGATATAAAAAGTTTTTCTCCAGCAGGTTATACAACCTTTTCAACTCAACTTGAGTTCATAGCATTTGAATTAAACGGGAAACAAAGGTCAGCTAATATTCGTTTATTACAAAGTGAAAAGATTAAAGGGGAAAAAGGTTCCCTTTATATATTCTCTAAATACTATTTGAAAAGAACAGAAGAAGAACTTAAAAATTTAGATTTAGTTGGGAGATATCAAAATGGGTAAATCTAGAGGTAGGTCATAATGGCTTTAGGAAGTTTCTTCAATAAAAAATTATTTGACAAGTTAAATGCTGCAACAGAAGAGCAAAGAAGATTAAATAATCTAAAGGCTCCTATTATAAAAACTTCAAGAGAAGTGACAGGTGACGAGGTCACAAATTTAATTGTTGGTAATGAAGACATAAATGTTGTAACAGAAGAATATAATGAATCTCCAGAAAACGCTACTCCTCTACAAACATCATTCGAACAATTACGAGACCAATACATGGCACAAAACGTCAGTAGTATGGGTAAGAAAGTTGGGAATGGCCTAAAGGGTGTTGCGTTATCTATAAATGAAGACCCAACAGGAAACGGGATATGTGAACTAGTCGCTCTTGGCGGAACTACTGGAACAGGAAAACAACCAAAAAGTTTAGTCGTTTGTGGCGGTAGTGTTTTAGCAATAGAAACTTCTAGGAAAGCATATATAGAAAAATGTAATGCTCGTATAGGAGAAATAGCTACAATCGCTGATTCTATTCCGGCAGTATTAGGTACACCTTCCGGAGGTTTCCTTGGCCTTGTGTTAAAGGTTGTTAGCGTACTTGGCGTTGCTAGTAGTCTTGGAGCAGAGACTGGGCCATTAGCCAAATTTACAAAAGCTATTAATGAATTTGTAGATGATATCGGTGATGCTACAGGTATTGATAAATTTTCTGAATGGATTAAAAAAGGACCAATCGGAAAAACTCTAAAGTTTTTTGAAGACCTTCCTGGAAAAGCAGCTGAAGTTGTGGGAGACGTTTTTGAAGGCGTTTTCGATTTTATACAGTTTGATAAGATTTTTCCAGAGTTTAAAACTAAAATCATATTTCCTAATACCATAGGTTTGGGTGGTCGTCTAAGCAACAGCGAATTCCTAGATGGTGGAATTCTAGAGGAAGGTCGTGAAGTATTAACGAATGAACTTACATTTGCTCATCAGGTTAAAGCGTCTTTAAAGGGTTACATACAAGATGTAGCTAGTGGTATGGCTTCTGATATTAACCACACTTTCAGAGGTCTTATTTCTCAGGAAAATATAGGTGCTTATACAGTTCAAATGATAAACGGTGATGTTGAGGGTGCTGCGAAAAACCTTCTTCAAGATAATGTTCCTGTTGCTATTACTGCTTATGCTGTCTTAGGAGATAAGTTAAAAGAAGCAAAAACTATAGAGGATATGATCAAAGGCATAGCAGAATCAGAAGCTTCTGCTGCGGATAAAGAAAAGGCGCAGAATGAAATTGATAATGTTATTAAAGAAATGACATTGATATCTGATTTCCATAATAATTTAGAAAGTGTTATTGCGTCAAATGTATTAGGTAATACTGAAGCGACATACATACAAGACTTATCAGTTCCCTTTACTTTCGTTTCATCAGTAGAAGAACTTGAACTTGAAATGTCAGGTAGACTTGCTCCAAAAGGTTCAAGACCTGTCAATAAAATTGTTATTCATGCTACAGAAAGTTTTAGTAATTCAAACTTTGGGGCAGAAGAAATAAATGATATACACAATAAGTTAGGTGATGAAGGAATACAATATCATTATGTTATAAGACGTGATGGTAGACTACAAAGGGGTCTTAGTATAGAGGAGTCTGGTAAACACACAGGAGATGAAGGTATTGATAAAAATTCTATTGGTATTGTTATGGTTGGCGGTATAGATTCCCCAACAACAGAACAGCCATTTCAAACATCAAGTAGTTCATTCACTCGCGTTCAATACAATACATTAGAACAATTCCTTACAGTATATTATCATAATTTTCCAGGAGGAAGTGTTTATGGACATAATGATTTAGATAATTCAGAACTTGACCCATACTTTGATGTTCAAGACTATATATTATCCTTATTTGGAAAAGTAAATACAGATATTCTCATTGATATTGATGATAATGAATTCGAAGATTTCGAAGATTTAAATCCACCAGCAGAAAACGGAGAAGTTGTTGAAGAAGATATAGATGCTGAAATAGTAGAAGATGATGCCGAAGCAGTAGAAAAAGAAGAGGGTAAGGTTAATGATAGTATTGAAGTTACGGGTAAAAAAGTTCTTGACGGTATTAAGAAAAAATCAGTAATATATAAAGAAAGTGAAAAATACAAAGTTTACTATAGACCTCAACAAAGTAAAGATAATAAACCCGTTGACTGGAACGAATTTAAAGCAGGGTCTAATATTGCTGAAGATATACAATTTTTTGCTAACTCAATCTCAGAAAACTTATTTGTTAATTCTGGATATCGTGACCCACATCAAAATGTTAGAGCTAGAGGTGCACCAAGAAGATTATCTGATGAGTCCGTTAAAGAAGCACGTAAAAAAAGTTTAACAGAAGATAGAGGGCCAGAATCAAATATTCCAGGATTAAGTAACGGTAGTCCACACATGTATGGCCTTGCTGTTGATGTTGGAATAAGAGGGTTTGAAAACGATAGAAATAAGGTTGCTCAATTAGTAAAACTTGCTAAGCAAAGGGGTTTCACCCAAATCGGTATTAGTTCTACATTTATTCATATGGATAAGAAAGACCCTGATAGAGGATTTTTCTATAAAGACTATCCAAGTAAAAATAAATCTACACCAGAGCATAAAATGATGGTGAAATTAAATATGAATATATCTACTAAATATTAAAATAAGAGTATAAAATCTAGAGAAATATATGACTACAAAAAAAGATAACCATAAGGCAAGAGTTGAAGAGCTGGGTTTAGGCGTAGAGCTTTCTGTTGGTGTTCCTACAGACGGAATGCAGTCTCCTACAGGAGAATATCCTAAAAGAGAATATAACTTTGGTTCTTCAGTTAACAAAGCAGCGCTTGGTACTAAAGTGAACAAACTTTATACAGGTGGTGGTGAAATTGGTGTACCATTAGGTATACCTGAACAGATGCCTTCTCAGTATCCTTTTAACCAAGTAGATGAAACACCTAGTGGACATGTCATTGAGATGGACGACACTCCGGGTGGCGAAAGAGTCCTTATTAAACATCGTAAAGGTTCGGGTGTAGAGTTACGTGCTGATGGTACGGTTGTTATATCTGCGTTGAACAATAAGGTTGAAGTAACAGGAGGAGACCAAACTGTTATTATTGAAGGTCATGGTAATCTCGTATACAACGGAAACCTTAATCTTAAAGTAAGTGGTGACTATAACGTAGAAGTTGGAGGTAACTATAATGTTAAAACAGGAGGTAACGCAACTAAAAATATAAAAGGTAACTCTGTTGATACTGTTGTAGGAAATAAAAAAGAAAGCGTACACGGAACAAATACAATCATAACAAGAGGAAATAAAGTTGATGTTAACTTATCAAACCTAAGAGTCTCTACTAAACAATCAACTAGAATTGCTTCTCAGGGTAGTTTACAAGTAGGTTCTGGAAGCAATATGTTTCTACACTCAGATAATAAGTTTGATATTTCTTCTAAAAATATAATCGCTAATGCGCCAGAAGCTTTGGTATTAAAAGGTACACGCGGAGTAGTTGGGGGGCAAGAAATGAGATTTACGGGACGAACATTTTCTGGCGCTCGTAAATCAAAAAGTAAACCAGAACTTAAATATTCTGAAGGTCAAAGTCAATTCTATACGTTCGATAGTGACGGTGTAATCAATAATGTTACTGTAGGTGATAGTGATAACTATTTAAATATTCAAGGGTCAACTAGCGATGATTTTGAGACCGCAATATTTCATGGAGACCTTTACGGTATTGCGCAGAAAGCTCAAATGGCAGATAACGCAAATAAATCTATTACAGCATTTCATTCAAGTTTTGTGGCTTCAGCAATTCCTATTGGTAAACCAGGAAATATGAGCGTTTTAAAAATAAAAGATTTAGTTTCAAATTTCAATATGGAAGCAGAAGCAGGTCATGATCCAGTAGAGACTAGTGAGATATTTAATGTAGCATTAGGTCTCCTTAGTGATTCAGATATGAACACTTATGTTAAATTGGGTAAACCTATAGTAGAAGTTCTTATGGACGAAGGAGATTTTATAAGAGATGATATGAAAGGTAAAGAATTTTATGAAGGAGTTTTTGAAAGAGAACCAACTCCTGCTGAAGTTAGGTCGGCATTTAGAAATCCAAGTACAAGATTTGAGAGCAGACCTATAGGTGATGGAACAGTAGGCATTAAACCTTCTAAACTCGCAAAACTTCTTGCTGTTCAGAAAAGGAATCCTTTAATAAACCCTAACGCATTAATACATCCTCCTATTCCGCCAAAACTTACAGGAAGAGTTGTTAATAAAGAAACTTCTTCGAAATATGGGTTTACTCCTATAGGAAATTCATTAGATAATAGAGGAAAAAGATTTAGAAAATGATAGTACAACCCGAATTACAATATAACCCAGACTTACAGTCTTACATTTCTTCGAGAACTAAACTTGGTCGTGGAATAACTATGGCAAAGTTTTTGGGTTCATATTCTGATAAAACTGACCTTAGTCATATGCCAACACAAGACTTAAGAAGAAAGCTCGCAAGAAACCTTACACTACACGCTAACGCCTTATCTGTAATTAATAACAATACTCAAAGGTTTAATGACGTTCGCGTTATTGTAAGTGAAGGTGTTTATAAGAAACAAGCGGTAGATGCAGAAAGCGAAATTATGACTCAGAAGGCAATTGGTAGACTTGTGTATTATCAAGTCATAGGAACAAACGGAGATATTGATTTTGAAAAAACGTTTGATGTTGCTGTGTTCTGGAAAGACCATATAGAATACGATGAAATAAAATTAGATTATGATAACTATAATCCAGACGGAAGTTTTAGTGCGCAGATTGGACTATTAATGCCTTTTTTAACTGCGGAATATGAAGCAAATTTTACAAAAGAGGTAAACACTTATTTTAATAATGAGTTAATGGCAGATAATGCGTTCGTGGAATTTACAGGATAAAATAAATAAATTTAAATAATACTATCAAAAACGTATAAATAGAACTATGACAAGAAGAGCATTCGCACAAGAAGACGCAGACTTAGGAACCAACTCAGTTCCTATATCAAGAAAGCGTGATTATAAAGATATAGATTTGACGCTTGCGGTTAAACCCACGAGCGGAGACTTCTATTCTAAAACGAATGCTGCAGCAGTAAAACAATCTATTAAAAATTTACTTATGACTAACAGACTTGAAAAACCTTTTCGGCCAGAATTTGGTGCTGATATAAGAAGGTTCTTATTTGAGTTAATGAGTGATACGTCAGATTTTTATATAAAAAGGCATCTCGCATCAGCAATTCGTAGGAGTGAACCGAGAGCTAGAATAATGAATATAGAAGTATATAATTTAGAAAATTATAAAAATACTGTAGATGTTACTGTCACTTTCAAAATTATAAACTCTCCTCAAGTATTTCAAGTTACTACAAATCTAGCAAGGTTAAGATAAATGACTACAGCAATAAAATCAACCGCATTAGATTTTAATTCTATAAAGAATAATCTAAAAACATCCTTAGAAAACTCTGGGAAGTTTACGGACTTCAATTTCGAAGCGTCTGGTATATCAAGTATATTAGATGTTCTGGCTTATAATACACACTTTAATGCTCTTACCGCAAACTTTGCGTTAAATGAATCATTCCTTAGCACTGCTCAACTTAGAAGTTCAATCGTATCTCTCGCAGAAGGTATTGGTTACATTCCTAATTCAAGAACTGCGTCACAAGCTATTGTAAACCTTTCTATAAATTTAAGTGGTGTTTCAGGAAGACCTTCAACTATTAGAATAAACGAAAACTTTAAATTTAATACATCAATTGATGAAGTAAACTATGTATTTCAAACGAGGGAATCTTTAGTAGCGACAGATGCAGAAAGTAGCGGAATTTATATTTTTAAAGATTTATCTGGAAGTAAAGATATAAAAATATCAGAAGGAACACTTAGAAGTAAGCGGTTCATAACACTAGAATCAAAAGATAATCCTGTATATGTTATACCAGATAAAACATTAGACCTTTCAACAGTAGTTGTAAAAGTTTTTGAAAATACTTCTACTTCAACTTTTACTACATATTCAAATATTATTAACGCAACAGTTATTAATGAAAACTCCACGCTTTATATACTGAAAGAAGCTCCGAACGGTTTATTCGAATTATCTTTCGGTAATGGTGTTACTCTAGGGAAAGCTCCTATTTTAGGTGGAAGGATTGAGGTTGAGTATCTTAGCGTTGCTGGTATACTAGCAAATAATGCCAAGACTTTTTCTTCACAAAACTCTGTTACAGTTAATGGCGTGAATTATCCTGTAACTGTTTCTACTGAAATAGTATCTGTTGGAGGAGACACGAGAGAGACTATAGAAAGTATTCGTAAGAATGCACCTTTCCAATATGCTTCACAGAACAGAATGGTTACTGCATCAGATTACTCTGCATTGATACTCAAGAACTATTCATCGTTCATAT